ATATTGGCGATGCGGCCCTATTGGCAAGAACGCCAGCGAGATTTCTCGTGCCGCCCAGCGCCTCGGTCAAGAGTTTTTCAGGATCGTTACTGGCTGAACTGAACGGCTTGACGTCGGACTTCTGTCCAAATGCCGCACCGAGTCCGCCCATTCCTCCCCCGACGAGTGCTGCTATGAGAGCGGGTGACATTTGAGGCATTATGTGGTCCCCTTCGTCAGAATATACTGCGTGTGTCCCAGCCCAATCCGATTCATCAATCGAGCCAGTCGTTGGTCGTTTGTCATAGCCAAGAGTTCAATGTCGGGGTGTAGGGCTTGAATGGATGACAGTCCATGTCGAAGGATGGACACTCCCTGTGGGCCACGAACGGATTGCGCGAGAAAGATGTGCAACACGCCCTGTGTGGCGAGCAGGGGCGCGATCGACACCTGACCGATGTGCTCGTCGTCGACGTACCCGGCATAGACGGCGCAGCGTCCCTGATTGGACAACTCGTCGAGATACTGCATGCTCTGATGCAGACTCACGGACGAGTCCACGCCCCACTCCGCCATGCATGCGGGGCCGTCGACACGAATCCAGTCCCAGAGGCGATCAACATCGCCCACGGTCAGGCGGCGAAGCTCGACCTTGTGCTTGGGCGTTGGCGCGATGACCGGCGACGCCTCTTCCAATGCCGTGTGAACAGGTGTGTCAATCGTCGACAACGGCGTATCGACTGGCGCGTCGAAGTCCAGGGGTAACGTGGGCGCACCCACCATCGCCTCTTCGGACGCGAGCACGTCCTCATCGACCTGTACCAGGGTCATGGTCGCCATATCTACAATTCCAGCACAATCATACCGCGAATATCGAGATCGTCGGTGACGGACGACGGCCAACTGGATCCAGCGGCTCGAGTGAGCGACACGCTCGTCGCGTTGGCCCCAGACCGTGTCGAGATCATGCCAATCTCGTCAATGTTCCCCTGCGCGGCCACAAACCCCGTATTGTGCGTATTCTGCGCGCTGATGTAGTTCGGTGTCGCGATATAGAGATTCGTGCCCATCCCACTACCAGTGGTGGTGTTTTCCAAGGCAAATTCGATCAGCATCATCTGATCCGTGGTGATATACCGATATAAATTGACATCACCAGCGGCCACAGTCCACGTCCCGGCCGATGCGGTAAAGTTCCCTGCCGCGAAGGGTATATCTGTCCAGAACTGACGCCCACGCTCGATCCGCGTGAACGCTTCGTTCATCGCGAGCCACAGCGTCTTGACGGCGTCATGTGTGGCCCGTGTATCACCGCTCAAGATGCGGTTGAAGTCAGGGCTCTCGATGCGGAGTTGTTCGGTCACCCTTGCATCCGCCTATTGAGACCAGGGAGCGGTTGCCATGCGACGATGATCCCCTCGATCGCCCACTGCCCCTGGTTGGCCGTCGCCGAGACCTTGAGGCGCATCCCCTCATCGTGCAGATAGTCTACGGAGGCGGACCGGAGTTTCACGCGGGTGATGGCGCTTTCAGACGTCACCTCCAACACGGATGCATCGTCCGAATATATCTGCGACCCATCGGCCGAGAGAACTCGCTGTCCTGCCGGTGAGACATCCTGCGATCCAAGTGCGGTGGACGCGTTTGGGACATTCCCGCGCAACCACGCGACATTGAACGTCACGCCACTCGTGTTCTGGGTCAAGAGGTCTATCCAACGCCACCGCTTGGTCACCGACATGTCCGGTCGTCCCTGATCGTCGACTCCATACAGCGTCTTCGTCATCCACTGGACGGCGATATCCGTTCCATTGAACGTCGCCCCGCTCCAGAGTTGATAGATGTAGCCACCGGCCGATACATCCGCCTCGCCCGCGAGTACCACTTCACCAGATGACACAAAGTCTGTCGAGAGGATGCTAGAAAACTCCTGTGGTGTCCGCACATACCACACGCCGAAAGCGTGGTTCCAGACGACAGACTTATTCGGCGTGGTGCTGGACCCCGTCGGAAAGATCCACCCAATCTCGTTACGCACAGGGTCCGAAAATGAAATCACCTTGTTGCGTTGCGAGAAGTTCAACCCTTGCAGGGTTTCAAAGACCGGAAACGAGATGATGATGTCGTTATCGCCGTCAAAGATACGGATGTCCCCAAATGGCGTGAAGTAGGCCAGCGTGGCGATGCTGGTTGTGTGAAACGCGCCCTTTTGGTCGGCATAGACAGCGCCGGCGGGGACACGCTGCCACGCACGATGCCCGACGGCCCCCACCCGAGCATTCGTGCGGGTGATACTCCAGTCCGCAATATCGCCGATGACCTGCCCCGTGCCGGAAATCAACCACACCGATCGCTCGTGAAAGCAGACCAGCGATGACTCAAAGGCGCCCGCCATTGCCTTGAGCTCATCCCCGATGGACTCTGAGTCCGTCAGGTCGAGATTGTTTTCGTCGTACACCGAGTCTGGGTCACCGATGTCCGAGTACCAGACCTGTCGGGGCTTGGCGTCCGTGCCACCAAACCACATGCGCTGCTGATGAGGCTCAACGAGCCGTGCTCCTGTGGGTGGGGCATCCCCGTGCTCCGCCATCAGGCGGTTTTCAAGGATGGCAATGTCTGGATCGTTGTCGGTATACGATGTCGTCGTCCGACCGTCGATATACACGACGAAGAAATACACCAGCCCGGTGCCTGTCGTCCGGTACAACTCATACCCTGTGACGTCTGAGTCCGAGTCGGCCGTCCAGCTCAGGCTCCCCTGCTGACTGTTCAGGGCCAGCGACGTCGAGGCGGCTGACCCCGCTTGACGGGTGCCGCTCTTGAGACTCAGGAGTTTCCAGCGGTAGGTGCCCTGGAGCGATCCCGCCGATCCAGACGACGAGGTGATGGTGGGTGACTGCGTGCCACCGGCATTGGCGAGCGTCGTGCCATTGTCAAACTGCGGAACGCTGACGCCGTCCGTGAGAAAGCCGTCATCGCCCAGTTGTGCATAGTCCGGCAGTTGTCCAACGGACCCTGATCCCAGATCCTTGATGAACGACCAACTGGTACCACTGTTGGTGGATCCCCAGACCTCGTATTCGTTGGTCCCGTCATCCACGACGGCACGCAGACGTCTCGTGTCCGTGCCGCCGGCCAGGGATCGATAGGCGAACAGGCCCACGACGTTGACCGCTGATCCGCCCGTATTGGTGGTGATCGCTGACGCGTTTAGCTTGGTGTGACCGAGGATCGCTCGCGCACGTCCGTACTTGTCGATGTAAAGATTCTGTGACCCGCCGCTCGAGTACAGGTCTGGCAAGATGATGCTGTGGATGCCTTCGCCAAGCCCGAGGAACGCATCGAACAACTGTGTCCGCAGGGATATTTCGGCCACATCACGCCTTCCCGCCGACCTCTTTCAGTGCTGGTGGGTCATCGGCTTGAAGTTGTCGCCGCAGTCGAATGATCTCGCTTTTCAGCGACACGATCAGGATCTGCTGATCGCCAATAATCAACGTGAGATCAGCAACTGTTATTTGTTCTGTCGGGATCGTCGACATCTTATTGCTCATCTCCTTACGCCTTCATATACCAAAACGAGCATTCAACAATCTTGCTTCCGCTATTCGTCCACCCTGGAGCGCCGTCATTTCCACCGGCGACCATGCAATGAAATAAGTTCTCGTTGTTGCTGACACGGCCATAACCGGATGGTAGGTACGTACTGTTGTCGTAGGTGAAGCCAAGAGAGAAAGAGAAAGAGTGCGAGGTAGCGATAGTCACGGCTGTGTACGGAAGTGTAAATTTGGCAAAGATCGAATTACTTGTCCCTTCCAGGTGGAACGACACCCAGACCATGTCACCGAGTGTCCGGTACATGATCTGACGCCGACCGGACGTGAGGGATGACCAGCCGGTGATGGTCGATGACGAGTAGTAGTCGGTCCAGGCGGTCGAGTACACGTCGCCCGCCGCGGTGATCCGCAGCTTTTCATCAGAAGCCGCGACTGTTGACGTGTCTTCTACGTTTCTGTTGAGAAATACGATGTCCCCTATGCCATCGGAGCCTGTC